AGGACAACGCAGGATCGATGGGTTGACGGTTTCGCGCCTATACCCTGGCAGGAATGAGGACTGAGGAGCAGCATGTCTCTTGACTACCAACTGGCGTGGCCTTGTCCCCACTTGACGGTGGAGGAAGTGGTTCCTCTTGGGGATGACCGGCGGTCACTCGACGTGCAGCAGCCGGTCGCTTCACTGGGTCAGGTGCGTATCCTCGTCAACAACGAGTTCTTCATCCCCCGTGGCGGTGTCCTGTCTCCGGCGGCACTCTCCAGTTCGGTGTCTGGTCCGTACGACATCATTCCCAACGAGGGCACCCTCACTGTCGAATCCAGCAGTGGTACAGCGACCATCAATCTTGCCTCTACCGCTTTGGTCAGGATGACCACTGATCAGGTGATCCGGCGCATTACGCTCGCCGGCTGGTCGCACGTAGAGGTACTGAATGACGGCGGATACCTGGTCTTCGTGGACATCGGCAGGGTCGGCCCTGGCGCCTACGTCAAGCTGAGTGGGAACGCTGCCTCATCACTGGGGTTCGGTCAGACGGGCGTGTCGGCTCGGCAGTGGGCTGCCTACGGCCGTGAGGTGTACCCCGGCTGGGATCTTTACCTACGGGAAGACACCATCACGAACAGGTTCCCGCGGTTCCGCAAGCCTATCCGTATGAACCCGATGCTCAAGGTGACCTACTCGGTTCCGATCTCGCGTTGCTTGCGCTGCCGGGCGACGTTCGTCGAGAACGATTTCCGGTTCGACGAAGGCGGCAACATGATCTTCGTGACCAACGAGAATCTGTTGTATCAGGCTGCCCTCAAGATCCTGCTCACCGACAAGGGGTCTAATCCATTCTTCCCGTGGTACGGGACGAGTATCCGAGAACGTATTGGTACGAAGGCGCTCTCCGGAGTTGCGTCAGTGTTGAGCGAGGATGTTCGTAAGGCTCTGAGTCAGATGCAAGGGCTTCAAGGGGAGCAGGCGAAGTACCAGCAGGTGTCGTTCAAGGAGCGGTTGTACGCTGTCCTGGGTGCGAATGTGAAGCGGCACTCCCAGGACCCTTCGACCTTCCTCATAGAAGTCACGGTGCAGAATGCTTCCGGTGAGCCCATCTCCTTGGACATCGTGTTCACGGTGCCGGAGGTGGTCGCGATGATGGGGAGTAACGGTTTGATGCTCGGGACTCAGGCAGTAGGGCTTGGGGCGCTGAGGGGAGACCTGTAATGGCGGCATACCCACAGTTTTTGGGTCCGGATGGGGTGCTGAGGACGAACTATATCCTCTCCACAACCTCGTCTCAGCAGTTCTTCACGGGCACCATCCCATCGGACTCCGCCGACGTGCAGGTCTCGATCCGTGGCGGTGCTTTCAGCAGCAACCCCGATTACATCACGTTCGAGGGGACGAGTTTCACCATCCCAAACCCTTCGGCGTACCCGGATGGACTCCAACTTCTCACGGGCGAAAACGTCATCAAGGTGAAGTGCATCCTCACCAACGGGTCGGTAACCCAGGAAGCAACGCTTACCGCAAACTTGTCGGTTGAAGCGGACATCGCGGCATTGGTGGATGCCCCGACTGGCATCTACCTGGAGCGGTTCAACTCAACGGTCGTGATCACGGTTCGGGGGATCGAGAACAACGACAACGTCGCGGGTTATCACTTCTACGCCTCCCCGCAACCGGGTGGCGGCAACGTGGGCTACTTCCGTATCAACCCCTCGCTCGTCATTTCTGGTTCGGTGGTGGAACAGGAGATTGCCCTGGCGTCTCTCTCGGTAGATGCCACGATCGAGTTGGATGCTGAGGGGTATCACGCGGCTGACCCGTTGTTCTTCCGTTTGACGGGCAAGCAAGAAGATGGCGACGAGGTGTTGCTGGCGACGAACTTCGACGAGGTGTTGGAAGTTCCGGAGACGACGGACAAGGTCCGTATCACGACGACCATCACAACCGTGGATCAGACCCGCGAATACACGTTTGAGCACGACCGCCAGGCGACGTTGGAGAGCACGTATCCGGCATTCCCACATTCTGACCTGTCGACGGTACCGGAGAGTGACCCGCTGTACTACGTTGCTACGGCGGTCTACCTGATCAACGGGGAGGAGTACGAGAGCTTCTTTTCACCCGAGGTACTGGGAGCCCCGTTGCGTATCGTGCCTGCTGTGGGTGCCTTCCCACAGGTGAGTCGGCAGGAGTTGGTTCGTAGCACGGTGCTGTCGGTTTACCGCAGCCAGCCCCAAGTTCGAGTGGACCCTGGCTCCGCTTTGCGGGACACGTTCATCGACCCGTTCACGACGGAGGCGGACCGCATCCGCTTCATCATCGACTTCCTGCACAACGCCCAGAGCTTCGTGACTCTGCTACTCATCGACGACCCAACGTTGTCGGGTGAGAGCATCCCGGTTGCGCAGTCGAGCTACAAGACAGCGTTGCGTGAGGCGTTCCACCTGACGACGGACGCTGAAGTCCAGACGATCATCGACAACGCTTTCGAGAAGCTGGCGAGCAACAACGGTGTCGTTCGAGACAACGGCAAGCGGGCGCGGGGTGAAGTCACATTCTACGTGACGAACCAGCCGACAACTTCAATCACGAAGAGCATCGGCACCGTCGTCACGGGTGGTGTCAGTTTCCGCACTACCTCGACGGGACTCATCACAACGGGAGGCACGGGCAGGGGCTACGACCCTTCCACGGGTCGCTATTACGGCAGAGCATTCATCCAGGCGGATGCTGCGGGCTCCGCCGGCAACGTGTCTGCGGGTCAGATTCGGGTCATTGCCAACAACACGCTCAACGTCCAGGTGACGAATGAGTCGGCGACGTTCGGCGGCACCGACCGTGAGTCGAACGCAGTTCTTGCGTTGCGCGCGATGCGCGTCCTCTCGTCCGTGGACTCTGGCACTCTCCAGGGTTACGTCAACAACGCCACGAGCACCGCGGGCGTCGCGCAAGCCAGCGTCATCGACTCGGGTCACGCTCTGATGATGCGCGACCGCAACGAGGCAGGAAGACACGTTGGTGGCAAAGTCGACATCTATCTGCGGGGTACGTCCAATGCCAAGGTCACGGACAACTTCGCCTTCTCGTTCAACACCCGCCAGCACTGGCAGTTCGAGCCGGTAGGGGATCTTGCAGACCTGCGGTTCCGGGCCATTGACCCGGCCTTGTCTGCCGATAACCCGCTCATCGAGATGCTCAACCTGCCCTCCATCGACCGGGTGTTCGAGAACGTCACAAAGAGCATCATCTTTGACCTGACTGGCGTCACGTACGTCGCCTACAACGAGGTTCAACTCGATTCAACGTACAACGATCCCACGGTCCACAGCATCACCGATGAGTTCCGCGGGGCGTACCGCTACCGCACGTCCGATCGTTTCGTGCTCACCCGCCAGCCCGCGGTGAGTATCACTCGGCTGGAGGGAGAGCAGACGGGCATCCTCCTTTCGACTCTCTACGATCTGTTCCGCGCATCCGATCCTCTGGAACTGGGGCGGTCTACCAACGCCGGGGACTATGTCAAAGTCACGGAACCCATTGCTGGTGGGGCAACCGTGCCCTCGTCCACACCGATTGTGGTGTCAGGTGAGGAGCACACGATGCTGGACGGTATCGAGTATCTGGACAACTTGGGGGCAAATTTCCTGACAGTTCGGGTCTGGAATTCGGATCGGACGGTCGAGTATGACGGTCCGCTGGCGTCGGCTATCACGCAAGACTTCACCTTCATCGACGGGGACGAGACGACGCCCCTGGGTCTCTTGTTGACGAGTACGAGCACGATTGCCGAGGGTCAGACGGTGTTGGTGGATTACTCGCACGACGAGAACTTCACCGTGGAGTACCTGTCGAACGCAGTAGTCCGAGTTGTACAAGACAAGATCGACAACAACTCACACATCCAAGCAGATGTTCTCGCGAAGTGGGCGATCCCGATCCCAGTAGACATCGGAGGCACGGTTGTTCTGCGCCCCAACTCCAACTCGGGCACGGTCGATAGCAGCATCCGCACTGCTCTGGCACGGTTGTTCGGGTCGTTCACGTTGGGGATGCCGGTGCGGCAGTCGGACATCATCCGGGTCATTGACGCGGTGACGGACGTGGACTACGTCGTCACGCCCCTCACCAAGATGACCCGCGGCGACTCTGCTCTGATCGTTCGGGAGGCGGTGCCTACCGACACAGACAGTGATTCCACGCTCATCCCCGCCTGGTCAACCGCCACTGTCTCGACCTACTTGATCGGGACGAACATCGCCCTTGATTCGGCGACGACAGATGCCGGTGGTCCCCTCAACGAGTTCCGTGGGGTGTTCCAGGACGAGATTCGGTTGACCCATCACGAGACCCCACCCAACATCAACGGGTTCCCGCTGCGGGTATCCGCTGGGGCGGCGTTCATCATCGGGGCAGACGGGCTCGTCATTCCGGGTGTGAGTGACGATACGACCATCGCCATTGATTTCGTCCTGCCAACCAATCCGGATGAGAAGGCGGCAGAGATCCTGCGGCTTCGCAAGGTGCTGACGGCGAATCGGGCGTTGGTGACGTTCACGCCTGGCGGGGACATCGAAGACACTCCGACGCTGCACGACTACGCTATCACGTACATCGTGGACGGGGACACGGGCGTCAAGAACATCGACCCTGGACCCATCGAGTACCTGACGGTCGGCAATTTGAACTTCGTGTATGACGAGGCGACCTGATGGCGGACAAGCCTTCGGACAAAACGCTGCTCCCGACTCTACTGACGCAGAACCCTTCGTCCGTGAAGGGTATGGGACAGGACCGCATCACGACGCAACGTGAGCAGGTTGACGCCATTATGGCAGTCTTCCTCCAGTTGCTCCCGTCCAACTACGTCGCCCAGGTACAGGGTCCGTTCTACACCATCCAGTTCCAGGCGGCTGCCGAAGCCATCGCCGATTTTCAGGTCACTGCGCAGGAGACCTACTCAGACTCTGACTACGATTACATGCGTAGCGAGTTCTTGTACCAACTGCTCGGCGCCCTCGTCTTTCCCGATGCCCAGAGCGATGGCTACCCCAACCTCAAGGGTGACTTGACCTTCCGCGAGTTCCTTCGCCGGATGGTGCTCTTGCTCCTCCAGGGTGCGACCCTGGACTCGATCGAGGGTGGTTTGACGTTGCTGTCCGAGGCGACGTTCACGGTCATCGACAAGGTGCTGGCTTCTAGGGAAACAGCCAAGAAGGTCTACAACGCAACGACGGGCGTTTGGGAGAGTGTGCCCGGTTCGTCGTGGGGGCTGGACGACCAGTTCGAGTTCGAGATCAACGTCTCGTACACCGACCCGGACACGGGGTATGAGCGGTTCCCTGAAGACCCCTTCGTATTGAAGGAGAATGTCCGCATTGTGTTGCGGGCGCTCAAGCCGGCGCACACGATCTACGACTACCGCAACCTGTTCAGCGAGTCGTTCGGGGCGTTGTTCGACGGGTCAATGTCGTGGGATCTCTCGAACTACTACTACGCCGATCTCCGCAAATTCTGCTGTGGTGCCAAGAACGTCACGGGCACGGCGGGCATAACCTGGACAGACCGCACGCTGTTCAGTGACACGACTCGCGAGTTTGACCAGATCAGCATCGGCGCCGAGTTGCTTGTTACGTCTGGGGTGAACGACGCAGATCGCTTTCGTGTTGTGGACGTGCTGGCATTCCCTGTTGGGACCGATGCTACGCCCCGGGCCTACACGACCAGCCCTACTGGGCTAGTTGGTGAAGCTACGGTGAGCGGAGATATCATTGAAGACAGCATCCCGATGGGGCTCATCATCAATGATCAGCTCATCGTTCCGAATGTGGGTGGCGTGCGGTTCGCAGCGGGTGCCTTCTACATCCAGGTGGGGGATCTTCTTCTCACTCCGCTTGGCGTCGCGGTGTTTAGTGCAGATCCTGTGGGGGTCGAGTACCTGACGGCGGCTGCTCCGGTCATCGGAATGTTGCGGTTCAACAGCACCATCCTGGCGGACAACGCCGGCGAGATGGTGGTCTACAAGGGCGATTGGAGCTTGGCGGCTGAGGGGGAGGTGCTGACCTTTTCCGCTGGTCCGAACGCTGGCGCCTACCGGCTCAAGACCGTGCTGGGGAACACGGGTGGTCCGCTCGGGGACGCGCTAACCACGGGAGGGGAACGAGTCAGAGTAGCCCAGAGTCTGCTTCGAATTGACCGGCGGATGGCAGAGGCTGCAACGGGTCAGTCCTATGCGGTGGTCGTGGACCGACTGGGGGTACAAGAGTTCCGGCCGGTCACAGCGGAAGACGTGACCGTCTACTTCTCTGGCACAGGTGCTGCTCTGGATAGCTTCCCCACCCTTCGAGGACCACTCGTGAAGGGATGGGGGGATGGAACACCGGCGTCTCCCCAGGATGTTGAGGTTCGAGTCAACGGTGTTCCGGTTGTGGTGTCCGAGGTCAACCCCTACATCGGCGTGATTACGTTGGCGGTGCCCCTAGCGTTGCCCCAGACGGATGTCGTTGTTGACTACTACTGGTTCAAGGTTCCTGTCGTGGAGATGGCGGGGTTGAACACCCTGGGGCTCGTACTCAACAAGTGGGATTGCACGCACGGGCACCACTTCCCGCCGGCACACGGTGACGAAGTCCAGACGATGCCAACCTTCCCAAAGGGGGCGGTGGACATTCACCGCTTCCCGATGAACATCGTCCTTGGACCCATCGAGCGATTCGAGCCGCTCTACATCGGGCACCGTTACCTTGGATTCGAGAGGGCATATTCCGCTCTGATCAACAGTCCCACGACGCTGTTGCTCAACCAGGCACCGTACCGGGCGTCCGTACCAGGGTTCGAGCGGACCGTGGCGGGGGCGTATGGGGCTTATGAGGGTTTGGTGCAGCCCACGGTGGCATCTCCTGCCTGGGCGCTTGGCGGGGTCACCTATGGTGGTGTGGACCACGACGCCAACACGGGACTTGACCTGGGGACACTCACGGTTATCGACGCCCTGGTTGGCAATCCAGGCCCGAACGCTACATCTACGGTCTACCACCGTGGGTTGGACTTGTCGTTCCCGTCGAGTGTTTCCATCGTCGCTCGGTTCCAGATGTCGCCCGTGTTGTTCGACAGCACGTATACGGCACCGACACCGGCACCGACTGGGCTCGTGACGGCACCTGTGGCAGAGGGTGTGTTTACGGGCGTCGGCTTCGGCACGCACGACAACCGCTACCTCTACTTCTGTGGCATCCTTGTAGTGAATGGGGTCGAGCATGTCGGGTTGCTACTCGACCCAAAGCGGTTGCACGAGTTTGGGTCGTGGGAGATTGGTCCCAAGGCGATTTTGACGGCGTCATCGCAGACGAGGGGGACGTTCCCGACAGGGTTCACGGTAGGCTCGCGGTTCCAGCAGTACACGGGCACTCAGGTAGGCGTTTACACGGCAACTGCGGTGACGGTGCAGACCGATGGCACGACGACGGTAGACTTCACCCCGGTTCTGCCCGAGCCATGGAACATCTACGGCAACAAGTTCCCCGAGATGGTGTTCGAGACCTTGGTGAGTGACAACCCGTTCACGTACCGGCTCGACATCGACACCTCCCAGCAAATTGCCGAATTGCGCATCGCTGGTGAGACTACGGGTCTCGCGGCTTCCATCACAGCCGACGTTCCGGCTCTACCATCCGAAGGGGAGACGTCCCTGCAACTGCCCCTGGAGATCGTGGGGCAGGTGTTCTGGGGGTCACTGAGTTGTCTTGCGGCATCCCGAGCAACCTGGTCGTTTATCCGGTACGGGCAGACGCCTGACCAGGTGTTCCTGACCGGGCACTGGATCACCAACACCACCAACATGGGGGTGTTGCCGGACGACAACACGGTCACGGATGGCGGACCGTGGTGGCCTTTGGCGACTTTCGGGTCTGCCAGTGTCTCCGGCGGGTCGTTGTTGCTCAAGGCGACATCCGCGAGTGACACTTACAACTTGACCTATGGCTACATGCGGGTCGAGCCTTTCTTCGCCCCTGATTCAATTCTCGACGTTGACCTGACGTTCCGTGTAGACACGCTCACGTCGGGTTTCTCCAGCGTTGAGTTGCTTCTGGATGACACGCAGCGGTCGGTTTCCCTTCGTCCGTTGCTCATTCGCGAAAGCCTCACCGCGGACCCCACGCAGTTTCGTGATGTCGTGACTCTGCCCCAGGCAAGCCATGCCGGGTTGTTTTCGCCGACCGAACTGGGATGGACAGCGGAAGCGGGATCAACATTGACGAGCGTTCAGCAGGGCGCCCAGATGGTGTCCGTGCAGGATGCCACCCATCGGGGTCGATGGGTGAAGGATCTGGTGTGGGGCACGACCGACCCACAACTGGTCGCCGAAGACGAGGGGCGTATCTTCGAGGCTCGTCTTGAAGTTACAGCCAGGACTACCAACGCGGCAGGCGACTCCGGGATCGTGTTCGGCGGTCAGATGCAAGGGACAGGGGCGCCCTTTGCCGTTGTCCAGGTAGAGATCGCAGGTACGGCGGGTGCCGAAGAAGTGCGGCTCCGTACAGCGACGGGGGCTCCCATCCAGTCGTACACCTACGATTGGACGGGGGCTCCCCACACCTACCGCGTCGTCGCAGACCGCATTGCCAACACGGTGACGTTGCTCATTGACGATGTGGTGCAGGCACCGGCTGTTGCGTTTGCTTTGTTCGTGGGGGGTGTGGACAAGACGCAGGCATTCTTCGGTTGTACCGGGCGAGATGCGTCGGACATCTACGACAACTCGCTGACGGCGACGGTTGAGTGGCACTGGTTCCATGCGCACGCCCAGGCACCAGCGGATTTGAAGCGGACGGTGGGTGTGCTGCGAGGGAGGCAGTCAGACCTAGACCCCAACGACATCAACAGCTACGAGATCCCGCGCGATGACGTAACGACGGCGCCCAACTCTTGGCAGGTTGGACCCAGTATCCAGTGGCTTGATTGGCGGTCGGACGTCGAGGCTCGGGTGCTTCGCGACCCAGGTTGGGGTGTCACGGTGTTCCTCCCTGCCCTGGGAGTCCCAGGCTACTACCAGGCAGAGGATGGCACGGCGGGCAAGGGCTTCATCACGGAGTCCGCGGAGCCTTCTGCGGGCTGGATCAACGTCGAGTATGACGAGTTGCCCCCAACGCAGGGATTCAGCTTGGGGGTGATCGCATTCGGGAGCTTTTCCCCCGAGGACATCAGCCAGTCCCGTTGGGACTAC